CTTTGGATCTGCGCTGCACTTATGGGAGTAAACTAATATGCTTAAACTAATCGCAAAGAACGACGTGACAGACGCGGAGAGCGTTGAGTTGTTCAAGACTTTTAATGGCTACGCTGTCCGCTATGGATTGCAGGTCGAAAGTACAACGGACGTCAACGAAGCACTGACAGAGTATTCAGCGTGCATCGCTCATGCGCTGTCTTGCTCTGGTGAGTGTGACGAACTGGGAGAGACATCATGAGACTTTACACAAACGAACAGGGCCAGTGGTTCGGCACTCAAGCAGACGCACGACGCAATGCGCCTAGAGTTTGGAAAGAAGTGGATGTTCCAGTAGCCAAGCAGGAGTTGCTTGAGTTTCTGAACAGTCACACAGTCGGCAAGCAGCAGCAGGAGGAACGGGGGTCTACTGGAACGCGTAAGGATCCAGAAGCAGCACCAGTCCCCGAGTTGCTGTCAGACTATGCCGAGAGTTGGGTTGCGTGGGCGTTAGATAACCTCTCACGAGGCGACACCAAGACGGCAAAAGAAATGCTCATCAAGGGCCTGACCATTCAACGCCAGATAGTTAGAGGTAAATCATGAGCCGCATCCAACTGAAAGGCTTTGAGCCAGTTACAACAGTCAATCTGTGTCCGTCGTGGGAGACGGTCGCGGAGATCTGCTTGATGGTCCTACAAAACCCAAGCGCAGAGGCACAGTCGATCATCGACGCAGAACAACAGATACGCCACATGGCAAAGATAGCAGCGGCAGCCGTCGCAGATCAGGAGGAAAGATCATGAGCACCTACAACAAAGATGCAGTTGAAAAAGCCATTAAGTCTTCGCGCAAACCTATAAGCAAAAAAGGCGGCAAGTTAATTCACAGACTACTAAAGGGACACAGCGTCGCTAAAGCAGTCGCAGAACAGGAGAAGAGATCATGAGCGACTTTGGAAAAATAGAACTAAGCGAAATTGAGATACACATAATCGCTGAATCAATGAAATATAACTTAGAGGAAAAAGGAATGGCTATGGAGGCGGAAGACGTCTTCAACGCCGACTTTATGGAGACCACTGGACAGGAGGCGCGAGTTCTTAAACGTCTTCAAAAATGGCTCGAGTATCAGGAGCAAAAGCGAGACGAGAAGGAGAAGAGATCATGAAGCCAGTAGATAAACACACCAGAGCGCCGAAAGATGGACGGCCCATCGTATGTCCACATTGCGACAAGGCAACCAGAGTATATCATTTTGCATGGTGTGCGATCACTTGCAACGGCTGTGGGCAGTTAGTCAACAAAGAGGACTTTTCAACTGGCAAAGTAGAGGTGACATCATGAGCAACTCATATGACTTTTTAACTTTCGTTATGTTCGAGCAGCACAGACTTTGGAGCGGCACAGATGATCACCGCAAGAAGTCTGTAAGGAAGGCGGAGAAGTTCGCCAACTTCCGCGACTACGGCACTCGGGATCTTGGAGACTTCAAGCCTCACAACATACACGACTTCTTTGACAGCCTTACACGCGAGGGGCTGTCAGACAACACGGTTAACCATTATGCAGCCATGTTGACTCGCGTCTTTGGTCACGCAGTCAACGAGGAGCATATCACCCACGCACCGAAGTTTACTTGGAGGGCAACCAAGACCAACGCACGGCCACTCTTCTTTACGGAAGTACAACTGGAGCAAATGGAGGCTTACCACAGAGGCACGGATGACGCATACATGGAGCACTTCATTGTACTGGGACACCAGACCGGAATGCGACTTGGTGAAATCACCGGACTGACTCGGGACAGCCTCGAGCAAGATGACAGCGGCGCGAACTGGGTGCACCTTGAGGACACCAAGAACGGAGACGAGCGGTACGTGCCGCTAAACAAGAGAGCGCACGACGCCTTGGCAGCACTAGACTTCCTACCGGCGCGATACTTCGAGCACACGCGATTCTATCGAGCGTGGGGACGTATGCGGCGCGATCTGCTACGCAACGACGATCGATACGTCTTCCACACTCTAAGGCATACGGCAGCAACCAAGATGGCTAATGACATTAAAGCCAACTCGGCTGTCATTGGTCTTATGTTGGGCCACAGGTCAGAGAAAACGACGCGCAAGTACATCAAGGCCAAGCCAAGCGCACTGCAAGCAATAGCGGCACAAATGTCTGGAGGTGTCTAGTTAGTCTCTATCGACTCTCTGTAAATTAGTGCTTACACAGAGCGAGTCTCAAAGCGATACTTGATTCCAAACATACAGAAACTAAAAGAGGTGCGTCTCACTTAGGGCGCACCTTTTGTCCCCCTATTAGAAAGACAAAGGGAAAGCAGACGCATGACTACTAAAGACACTAATGCCGCCTACGAAACATCCATGAGAGACCAAGGAAACGAAAGATACAAAGACAAGCACGAGGGCTCTGAAGATGTCACAGATAGCCCCTCCCACTTCAACCACCTAAAACAAGCAATGCCTAAAGTCACTGAAGGCATACAAAAGGCACTCAAAGAAGGCAGGAAGTCTAAAGGACGGATACCAACTTGGGTCGAAGAGTTATCAACAGTCGAAGAAGATATCTTGGCTTACATCGGTCTAATGTGTTCGTTTAATGGGGTGTTGAAGGTGTCTACAGTCACTCAAATAACCCAGACAATCGGCGAACTGATCGAGAAAGAGTTACTCAAGAACGAGTTGCTTTGGCACGACAAACAGGAACATCAGACAGCCATAGACGTTGCAGCCAAAGCAGGATTGGAGCGCCCAAAGCCACGCAACACCAACAAAAGAATAATCAATCAGGTGACAACGGCACACTCTAGCCCCAAGTACAGACTAAAGGCTTTACGTATAATCGCGGAGAAAAATGGCTTCCGATCGATGAACTTTGGCACCGCAAAGACTAGAGCAGAGCGACAGTCAATCAAAGAACGACGGACCAAACTTGCAGCCCCAGTCCTCTCAATCGTGCTTGAGTGTTCGCATGTGTTCGACAAGTCACTTGAGATCGAAGGTAAAAACAACACAATGCTTCGGTTGAAGTTTACGGAAGCAGCCGAGAAGCAACTGGAGAAGTCAGAGAAATACCTGAGTTGGATGGCACCTATTTTCAAACCGATGCTGTCAGAGCCAAACCCATGGAAAGACTTTGACACTGGTGCCTACCATGACGACTTTTTGTCTAGTTGTGTGAAGTTGGTGAGGTCGTCAACCATAGATCAAGAGAACACAATACGTCACCAGTTTACGAAAGGCACTCCAGATTACGTCCGCGCAGTCAACGCTATCCAAGCCACTCCACTCGCAATCAATGACGCCATTCTGGAGGTTGTCCAGTGGTGTTGGGACGAGCGAAAACAACTGGGCAAGTTTCCGACTCAAGATCTACCGGAGCGCCCAAGAATGCCGGAGAACTGGCAAGACTTGGAGCCGCAAGTCATTGCGGAAATCAAAGCCGACATCAGGCGGCATCAAAAGTTAGTCACGCAGGTCAAGGGCGCAGCGGAGGTGATGAGACAGGATCTACAGACGGCCCACGAACTGGCGGTTCACGATAAGTTTTTCTTACCGATGAACCTAGATTTCCGAGGGCGTATATACAGCATTCCATCGTTTAACTATTTCCGCGACGATCACATAAAGTCCATGTTTACCTACTTTCGAGGCTATAGAGTTGAGGGAAACAATGCGTACTGGCTGATGATCCATCTGGCAAATGTCGGAGACTTCGACAAGATCAGTAAGGCACCTTTGGACGCGCGTGTTGAGTGGGTCCAAGACAATCACGACAACATTCTTTCAATAGCAAGGGACTTTAAGCAATCTTATGACTTTTGGAGTGAAGCAGACAAGCCGTTTCAATTCGTTGCCGCAGCCTTAGAGTATGCTCGATGGGTTGATGAAGGAGAGGACTTTGTTTGCTATGTGCCCATCGCCATGGATGGCACTAATAGTGGCGTTCAGCACTACTCATGTCTAAACCGCAGTCAGCGTGAAGGAGCATTGGTCAACCTTGTTCCGTCAAAGACCGTGGCAGACATTTACGCCAGTAATGCAGAGAGTGTCACAAAGATCCTTCAGGAGCAGCGGTCGAGCAAAGTGAAGTTTAACGCTAAACGTAAAGACAGTTCGACAGTCGGCAAACTAAGTCGCGTCTGGCTCGACTACGGCATCACAAGATCCGTTTTGAAAAGAGCAACAATGACCTTTGGCTACTCAAGCAAACCAGTGGGCATGGCGGCACAGTTTGTCGAGGATCTGATGAAGCCTTTACAGCGCAAGGTCGCTTACAAACTGATCGATAAGCACCCAATAGCGCCGACAGAGCAAGGACAGTTTGAGGCGGCTAGGTTCATTGCTAACGTCAGCTACCGGGCGATACAAAAGACGCTACCGAAAGTCTCTGGCGCTATGGAGTATCTCCAAGGCATCACGGAGGTCTTGGCGCGCGAGAACAAGGCAGTCAAATGGACTTCTCCTTCTGGCTTTCCAATCGTACAAGACTACCGAAAGACCAGACGTCGAGAGATCAAGATCTTTTTGTATGATCGTGCGATTAAGCAGCGAAAAAGAACTAAAGTTAGTCTTAGTCAGGAGTTGGATGCAGCGGACGTCAAAAAGGCGACAAATGCCATCGCGCCCAACTTCATCCATGGCTGCGACAGCGCCCACGTTCATAAAGTTGTATGTCGCATGATCGACGAGGGTACGGCGGAAGACTTTTTCATGATTCATGACTCATTTTCAGTCAGTGGCAACGCGTGGGATCTTTACGACACCGTAAGATCAACTCTCGTGGATATGTATTCTGAGGACTGTCTGTTTGACAAGTTTGAGGATGAGATCAGGAACCAGTTGAACAATCCGGCTCATGTGTTTGAGCATAAGATCCCAGAGAAGGGATCACTGGATCTGGAGAAAATCAAAGAAAGCGACTTTTGTTTTAGTTAGTACTTATGTCCCCCTCTTGAAGGAAGCGATGCATCCTTCGTTTTATCTCTCCCTGTCTGGGGCGGACCTCTGCTACTGGGGTCCGCCCCTTTTTCTAAAAGGACAAAAGTATGCCAAAAGTAACACCATTCCAAACGGCTGTAGGAACTGCGAAATATCCGCATCTGAACACCCCAGACGCAGCGTTTGACAAGGACAACCCGAAGTACAAAACCGAGTTGTTAATGACACCAAAAGAAGCCGAGCCCCTGATGAAGATGATGAGGGAAGCGGCTGCCGACGCATTTGGTAACAAGAAGAATATTAAGTTTGCGTTTTCAAAAGACGAAGAGACTGGACAAGTAAGTTTCAAAGTACAAAGCAAGTATCAACCAAAGTACTACGACTCTAATGGTCAAGTGATTACACCTGAGAAGTTACCAAGAGTTAGCGGTGGTTCCAGATTGAAGGCTGCAGGTATCCTAAACATTTATAGCGTTAGCGGTACTAACGGCGTCGGCTTACTTCTTGATCGGGTACAACTGGTAAAGGTAGTTGACGGTTTCACTGGCGACGGAGGAGGCTTTGACGCTGTTGAAGATGGAGAGTTTTCCATAGAAGATAATGATGGCGAATGGTCATCAGTAAATGGAACTCCAGTAGATGAACTAGATGATGATGATGACTTCTAGTTTAACTAGGAGAAACAGATCTTTCTATCGAGG